AGCAGTTATAGTTTTATGTTTAACCGAGTAGCTAAGGCACTCACAAATTTAATGATATGAATACATTTTTATATGAACGTACACCGTTCGACATTTTAGTTAGAAATTTTTTCCAAGACGCAAGCACATATTCTCCGCTTGCAGAAACCAAAGTTCCACATCCAGTAGATATTTATACTTCAGATAAGGGGTTATCTTTTGATATTGCTTGTACTGGAATAGGAAAACAAGACATTGAATTGTTAATTCAAGACAATGTATTAAAGGTTAATTATAATAAACCAAAAGAAGATCTAGAAGAAAAAGACTTTATCCATAGGGGTATTGCTAAAAGATCTTTTAACCTAGGATGGAAAATCGACAGTAAATTCGATTTATCTAAAGCTACTGCTAGCTTTAATGATGGATTATTATCGATCCAGGTTCCATTCTCAAAGGGTTCAGAATTAAAAAAGTTACAAATTAAGTAAATCAAGTTTGCCCTAGAGCTTGGTTTTTATTAATATTTTTCGTATATTTACGTAAACAAAAAGTTATGGCAAATCCAAATTTTAAAGGTAGACCTGTTGGATCAGGTAAAAACACATTTATAGAAGACCCATTATTGGGTGATTATAAAATAACAGTTGACGAATACAGTTATAATATATTTGACACTGTTAAGAATAAAACTGTAGGTTTTCACACTACATTAGAGCAAGCTGTTTTATCAATAGCTAGAAAATTAATGATACAAGAAAAAACTTATAGTTTAACTGAATTCGCCAAAGAGTTCAAACAAACACATACTAATCTTAAAGAAGCAATTTTAAAATAATGAGTAAATTAAAACCAGTTAATGGAAATGTTATCCTTAGACCTATAGAGGAGGAGGAACAAATGGCAGGAAATATTATTATTCCTGATATGGGTAAAGAAAGACCCGAAATGGGAGAAATTATAGCAATTTCAAATGTTTATAATTTTAATAAAGGTGAATATGCACCTACAATTTTAAAAGTTGGTATGAAAGTTTTAATACCAAAAATGGGTACACAAGCAATTACCATTGATGGGGAGGAATATTATATTACATCACAAAATTCAGTTTTATCAATAGTAGAATAATGATTACAAAAACAAGTTTCGGAACAGAATTAAAAAATAAGCTTTTAGAGGGAGTTCAAGAGCTTAATAATAGCGTAGCATCAACTTTAGGACCTGCTGGTAGAACAGTATTAATAAAAGAAGATACTGGTGAAATTAAAGTAACTAAAGATGGAGTTACTGTTGCTAAAGCTTTTGATGAATTAGAAGATCAAACAAAATCTCTAGGTGCTGAATTAGCTAAAAAAGTTTCAATTAAATCTGCTAATGAAGTAGGAGATGGTACTACAACTTCAACAGTATTAGCTACTGCTATTTTAGAGGAAGGAATTAAACAAATTAATGATGGTTCTAATCCAATTAATATCAAAAAAGGTATAGATGAAGCTGTAACAACAGTAGTAAATAAATTAAAAGATATGGCTACTGAAATTACAGATGATTCACAAATTAAAGAAGTAGCAACTATATCAGGTAATAATGATGTTGAAATAGGTAATTTAATTTCTACTGCCTTAGATAAAGTAGGTAGAGATGGAATTGTTGCTATTGAAGAATCTAAAACCGGTGAAACCTCACTTGAAATAGTTGAAGGTATGCAATTTGATAGAGGATATAAATCTCCTTACTTTGTTACTGACAATGATACTATGACTGCTGTATTAGATAATCCTTATATTTTAATAACATCTGAATTAATTAACCATGCCTCAGAATTGGTTAATGTTTTAAATAAAGTAAGTGGTGAATCTCGTTCCTTACTTATTGTAGCTGATGATATAAATGGTGAAGGATTAGCAACATTAATTGTTAATAAAATGAGAGGCACAATTCAGGCTGTAGCTGTTAAAGCTCCTGACTTTGGAGATAGAAGAACTATGGCTCTTGAAGATTTAGCTATTATAACCGGAGGTAAAGTAATTGATAGGCAAAAAGGTTTAAAATTAGATAAAATCCAACCTGTTCAATTTAGTGACTTATTAGGTAGTGCTCGTAAAGTAACAGTTACTAAAGAAAAAACTACTATTATAGATGGTGGGGGTTCTGAAGAATCAATTTCAATAAGATCAGAAGAAATTAAAACACAACTTGATAATGCTAATTCAGCATTTGAAAAAGAAAAACTACAAGAAAGATTAGGTAAACTAATTGGGGGTGTGGCTATTATTAATGTTGGTGGTAATTCAGAAATTGAAATTAGAGAGAAAAAGGATAGAGTAGAAGATGCATTATTTGCTACTAAAGCCGCCCTAGATGAAGGTATTATAATCGGTGGTGGTACTGCTTTATTATATGCCGCAAATTCTATCAATACAATATCTGAAAATAAAGATATAACCCTTGGCCGTAGAATCGTTAAGTCGGCTATACAAGAACCATTCTTAAAAATATTAAGGAATGCAGGACATGAAGTAAATGATATTAGATTTGCATCCTATGGTTTAAATAATGCAGACCCTAATTTTTGGTTAGGTTTAAATTATAAAAATTTAGAAATAATTGATTTTAAAGAATTAGGAATTATAGATCCTAAAAAGGTAACTAGAATTGCATTAGAGAATGCGGCTTCAATAGCAGGTACTATTCTTACTACTGAATCAGTTGTTTATGGTAAAAAGGAGGAAGATAAAGATAAAATCACTCCTCCTATACTTGGATAATATTATGTTTAAAGAACATACTTTATTTACTGAAAAATTTAGACCAACTGATCCTAATGATTACATTGGCAATGAAGTATTTAAAGCCGGTTTAAACCAATGGATTAAACAACAGGATATTCCACATATCTTGTTGTATGGTCCTGCAGGTACTGGTAAAACTACTGCTGCTAAATTAATTGTAGCTAACCTAGATTGTGATTCAATTTATATAAATTGTTCCGATGAAAATGGTATAGAAACAATTAGAGAGAAAGTAAAATCGTTTGCTTCTGCCGCTACATTCCGTGAATTAAAAGTGGTTATAATGGATGAAGCTGATTTTTTAACGATTAATGCACAAGCAGCTTTACGTAATGTTATAGAAACTTATTCTAAAACAACCAGATTTATATTTACTTGTAATTACATAGAACGTATAATTGATCCTATACAATCTAGAACCTCAGTATTTGAAATATTACCACCCTCTAAATCAGAAGTAGCAAAACGTTGTTCTGTTATTTTAGATTCAGAGGGATGTAATCGTGCACCTGCTGATATAGTAGAAATTGTAAATAAAACTTATCCTGATATTAGAAAGACACTTAATTTATTACAGTCATGTATAGTGTCTGAACCTGCAGGTACATTTTTACAATTAAATAAAGATATTGTTAATCAAAAACAATATACAGATCAAATTATTGATTTAATAAAATCAAAAGATGCTAAGGCATTTAATCAAATTAGACAAATTGTAGCTGATTCAAATATAAGAGACTACAATGAATTATATAGAGCCTTATTCGAAAACTTAGATTCATTCCATAACCCAGTATTAGGTACTATTATTATAGCAGAATCACAATACCAATCAGTTATGGCTCCTGATAAAGAAATTACTTTTATGGGATGTATCGCAAATTTATTAAAAAATGGATAATACACAACAACCACAGATGAACATAGATTTATCTAAAACAACCCCTATTGAAACTAAATCAGGTAGTCCAATATGGCATACAGGGATGGTACTTAGAAAAGTTTCAAAATTTATTGCGGGTACTCCTGAAGATGCCGTTTTACCAATATCAGTTTTTTATGATCCTGTAACTAATGAAATATTAGGAGATACTTTACCAAAAGAATTAAGAGAAGAATATCTTAGTTAATGACAATATTTGATTGGTTAAATGAGATTAGTTATAATAAAAGACCGTGGTCTTCATTTAATAGTGAAGATCATGAATCTTTTAATCCTTATATGATCAATCGATTTATATCAATGAAAGAAAATTATATTGATTTCGTTAATGCAATACAAAAATATTCTGTTAATAAAAAATTACTATATAATTACTATTGTCAACTTATACCAAAAAGAAAAACATTTTTTAGGTATATTAAACCTAAAAAAAGTACTTTAAATTCAAATTTAATTACTATTTTAGCTAAACATTTTGAATTAAGTGAAAGAGAGATAAAGGATAATTATCAATTAATAGGAAAAGATTTATCAAAAATTATACTTCAAAATATAGGTATAGATGATAAACAAATTAAAAAATTATTAAAATGAAAGAATGGTATAAAGATTTTATTGGTGTATATGAAAATGCCCTTTCTAAAGATATATCTAATGAAGTTATTAATTTAATAAATAACATAAATTTAAAAGGAAGAGGTAGAAATGAAGGAAATAGCCTAAGAAAAAAGAATAGAGGTTCTAATCTTGAATTCCATAATATGGATTTATTCAATCAAATTAGAAATTTTTTGTATAAGAATATACTTCCTCTTTATAATATAGAATACCCTGTTTTTGATTCAATAGGTACTTTTAATATCCCTCATCTTAAAATGCAAAAAACCCTTCCTACAGAGGGATATCATATATGGCATTTCGAAAACTCGGACTGGAGAGTTAGACAAAGATTTGGAGTTTTTCTTATATATTTAAATGATGTAAATGAAGGGGGTGAAACTGAATTTCTATATCAGTCTTTGAGAATAAAACCTACTCAAGGAACAATTTGTGTATTTCCAGCCGGGTATACTCATTATCATAGAGGTAATCCTCCTTTATCTGAAGAAAAATATATCATTTCAGGTTGGATTGAATATGTAGACCCGGAACTAATCAAATAATAATAATAAAAAAATTATGGATAAATCATTATATAATATGTTAAAATCATCTGCTCAAGCAGATAAAGATAAAGCATTATTATCTTTAGAGTTATTAGGTAATAAAGCAGTTGGTATTGGAGACCATTCAACAGAAGATTTTTATAAAAACGCGGAAGAGGCACTTATATTATTAGTAGATGCTGAAGATAAATTAAAAATATTAGAAAAATATTTTAATAATAAAGAAATAATATAATGGAAATATTTTTTAATAAACATATAGGTATTTTTGAAAATGCTATGACTAGTGAATGGTGTAATAAGATTATTGATTCATATAATCAAAATGAAGATAAAACTCTTAATAGATTTGAA